CTTCATTTTCATATCATTTTCTCTTTTACTTCTGGTTTGTCTTTTTCTAAGTAGTTGATTTTATTACTAAAAATATTTATCATTATCTTCGTAACTTATTGATTTATATACTAGTTTTCAAACACATCATTTTCCATGACTAATCACTCGGCAATTTTTGAAGAAAAATGAGGATTTTGAAGAAAATCATATTTTGATGTTTATGGGTGTCATAAATAGTGATAAAATATACTTATACAAACACTTTCAAACAAAGGTTCTCGTTCATATGATTAGGTTCGCCAAACATTATACTCCTACATCTTTTCTTCTAAGTAGCATTTTAGTAGCATCCAATGTAAATGCTTGTCCTGAACTTGATGATACATTGGAACCGAAGCTATCATATCAAATTACTAAACTATGCAGGTCTGAATTTGAACTTGGTTATTCTACTGAGAAAAAAATAACATTGTGGGCAGGTGAAAAACTAACTGCAATTGAAGCTCGAGATACTGAACCAAGAATGAGTTTATTCAAAGCAGACCCAGAGTTAGAAAAAGGACAACGTGCTGAACTATATGATTATACTAACTCAGGTTTTGATAGAGGTCATATGGTACCAACTGGAGATATGCATACCCTTGAAGGAATGACTGATAGTTTCTTGTTGTCAAACATGATGCCTCAGAAGCCGTCAAACAATCGAGGAATTTGGAAGGTATTAGAAAAGTTTGCTAAAGATACTGCTAAGTCGCATGGCGAAGTGATTATCTTCACTGGACCTGTGTTGAGTAAAACTACATTGACTATCGGACCAAATAGAATACCAGTTCCACGTGCAATGTATAAAGTCATTTTTGACCCTAAGTCATCTGAGAGTTGGTCTTTTATTGTACCGAATGAAAAGATATCTTCTAGCTTATTACCTCGTAAATTGGTAAAGCTGAAAGATATAAAAGATGAGACAGGAATTGAATTTTTGAAAGGGATGCAAGTAAAAGAACAAACATCCCTTTCTAATTAAGAGCGGGATTATTTGATAACGCCTAATCCATCATGGGCTAACTGAAAATTGACACAACCTTGCATTAGTTGTTTGATGTTTTTAGCGTTAGCGATTTGAGCATTTGCTTTTGCAATATTTTTTGGGCGAGCGTTTGACTTAGCTTTAACTTCTTCGTAAGCACGTTCCTTTGCTTTTGTCAAATCTTTTTCATTTTGCAATGAAGCAATAAACTTCATTGAGAAGAAAGCATTGTCAGAATAATCAGGTTTAGTAGTCATCGTATTTTCCTGTATAAAAGATTGAAATAAAACTTTACTTACAGGTCTATTATACCATAGACTTTACTAGTTGTAAATAGTTTTTAGTAGTCGCCTAAGGTGCAATAGTCACAGTACATTTCAACTTGTTGTTTGATGTACTGTTCATTTTCATAACTTACTGTCACACCAATTTCCTGAAGTTCTAAAAACAAACCTTTGAGAATGATTTGGCTTATAGGAACTCCGGACTCTTTGCTTACCTTATCAATAACATTGATATCGTATTCGTCTTCAAAGCTAAAACGTTCTGGGCTATTTAGCTCTAATTGAATAATGATACAATTATCATTGAAGTCCAAGCTTAGATTTACATCATGATGTGTGGGTAATTGTAGAGTGTTCATATCTTTATCCTTCTTATTGTATGATTACTAGTGGCATAAACTATTTAATCGTATATGCCACACTTGTAATCAGTTTATCTTATATTACCAAGAACTTACATCAGTAATGTCAATCGATTCACCGCAATCACATGTGACGATATGAGTTGGACCGATACCACTTTCATGAGAAGTTTTGAAGTGAATTTGAGTAAAGACTTCTTCATGGTCTTTGATGTAAGGACACGTTTCTGCATGTTCTAAAATCCATTCAGCAAAAGCTTTAGCTTCTGTAACGGTAATAGACAAATTTGCTTTTGATTTGTTTGATGGCATAACATCCTTCCTATGTTCATTGATTTTTGACATTCTTTGGAACTTTTTGCTATCAGCCGCTTGTTTGATTTCGCTAATTGAAATAGAAAGTAAGGTTGGTTCTTGAACGTGTAACGTATTGTTATACACAAAAACTTCAACCTTATCTCCGTCGTTATTAACGTCCCATGAAAGAGTTCTACTCATAGAGTTTTATCCTGACCTGCCTCTATTACTAATTGATAGATTTCTTTTTGCTTTAATTCTGGTATATGTCTAGCTATAATTGCTATAGCTTTACCTTTAGGTAATATAATATCTCTATACACATTTCCAAACTTTTTCGCAAATTTATCTGCCATTCTACCATAGAGTCGCATTCGAGGTTCTATGTTGTCAACAGCAACAAATAATACTACATCAACATCAAAATGAATAATCTTTTCACCTAATGAGTTTTGAATAGTTCCTATTACCTGATTGGGTTGTCCAGCAGAAGTTAGATTAGTTGTATATTCACCATCTACTTTTACTTCAAAACTAACATTAACCCCTTTTAATAAAGTATCATTTACTTTGTATTGAAAAAGTTCAAAATGAATAACGTAATCAAAACCTTGTGATGAAAAGAATCCATTCAGCCCTGTTTCAGTAGCTCGTTCCCATTTTACCGGTAAAGCCATTTCGTTTAGAACAAATTCATCCCACACTGGAGGATAAACATATTCTTCTCGTAATACATGGCCATTATAGATTGGTCGTATACCTAACCGCCCAGATAAATCTTGAAGGTCAATATCGATTTTTGACCAATCTATAAACACTTCACTTAATTTCATTTTGCTTTTTTGTCCTCTTCGATTTTGTTCAATTGAGCAATTTCGTCTTTAGTCAAAAGCGATTCAAAATAATGTAAGTGCTGACACATTAAGACATGAACTTCACGAACTGTTGCCGCTTTAGCCTCATACATTTGGAATGATGCTTTATCATCACGATTATCAGACCGAGCATACATTGTAGCACACATATTAGCGTCCCGGTCAAATGATCTTGCGTGATTTAGAATAGCATCGCATAAGTCGTTAAGAGCTGTAAGTTTCATTATGCGCTAATCCCTTCTTTGAAGTGAACACCAACTTGAGGCCAGTAAAGAACTTCAGTTCCGACAGGCAGTTTGCGATTCACTGATGTAGATTGAACGAATACTTCCCACTTGCCCAAATCGCCAGGTCTAAGTTTCGCATCACCATACTTTGGCAATCCCAACATATCGCGAGCAGCTTGACCAGAATAGATGACTTTCGTATTTTTGTCTCGAATCATAATCAGCTTGGTTTGTTGTACTTTGTCTGCAGTCTTTTTGCCGCCAACAAGTTTGTAGAATGCTCCACCTTTCAACATTTTGTCGCCAAGCTTATGTTCAACGAACTCACGAATGTTTGAACCTTCAGCTTCAGTTTGGACCAACCATGAAGTGACTTGAGATGAGATATCGACCAATTGAGCTTTGACTTCGTCAAGTGATACATTATGCAAGTCTGCGTAAAACGAACGAGTTGCAGTCTTACCTTCGCTACGAGCAGTAAAGTAAGAACCTAATGAAGTAGTCGTAATGGTTGTTGATTGTTCCATACCACGAGCAGTAGTTTCCCATTCTTGAACATTGCCATCGTATAAGCCAAGGTCACGGACTAATTGACGTGCATAGCCTTTTGGAGTTCTAAAAGCAAAGGTCCAACGGTCAGTGCTTTGAAGTGCTTTGATTTCAGCCGCTAATGTTGTTGCTCTCCAGTTATAAGAGCTGTTTTCTTCACCATCAGTTACAACCAACACCAAGAATGAAGTGTTTGGGTCGGCAAAGTCTGGAGATTTTTTTGCAATGTCAATAAGCTCGCCGACGCTGTCGTAAAGCGGAGTACCACTACCATCAGTTTCATAACTGTGTTCAGGAATGGAAGCAAGGCCAGTGATTGATGCATTGACGAATTCAGTTCGAACTTCACGAGTTCGACCATAACCACAATTGACTAATGATACGACTACGTTTTGCGATAGGTCAATTGCATTTTGTTTGATTGTTGCAATTTGGGAATTGTAATCGCGAGCTGCTTGTTTGGCAATACCACGCATAGACGCAGAATGGTCTAAGGAGATAAGGACGTGAGTTTTGTATTGTTGTGCTAAAGTATCCATAAAGTATAAACCTCTAAAATGTGTGTAAAAAGTAAAAATCAATAAAGTATACGAACCGAATAGTATAAGCTCGTATATCTATTTATAGCTTTCGTTTCCATGCTTTTTGCGATGTCCAGTTATGGAAGTCAATTGCTGGCTGCCACTGATACAATGTTAGTGCAATTAACGGGTGTGCAATAATGTCATGGACTAAAGCCCAGAATAAGCATTCATCAAACATTATGCAACAATTGTTAGGGTCAAGTTTTGCCATACTTACTTCTTCCGAAAAATAACAATGTCTTCAAGTTTAGAAAAAAGATTGATTAGTTTATCAATGCCCAAATTGATTGATGCTACAATACAAATACAAAATCCAAGAATTGGGCAAAATGATAAGATGCACCATGAAGTAAGTCCAAAAATGTCCATTAATGTCATTTGACGCTTTCGACAATATTCTTTTCGCGCATAACGATAGATGTATATCAACATTATGCAACCAGCAATAAGGGTGATTGGAGCAAAGAATCCAAAATCGTGGTATGTAATGTTCATTCAACTACCGTTAAATTTGCTCTACGTTTTTTGGACATTCTCATAATGTATGTTTGCAAGTAGTCACAGAAACCTTTAGGAGGCATTCCGTTGTAGCTACCGAATGTAGTCATTTCAAGTTGCTTACCTTCAAACCAGAACTCGATTTGAGATGCAGGGATATCACCTTCAGCAACACCCAAACGAAAGCGTTGAACAATAAGTTCAGAACCAACTCGAACTCTCATTGTCTTCCCAATTTTCAGGTTATGCTTAAGATACCGACAATACATTTTGTAGAAATCTTCAATGTTTGCATCACTAACAACTTGACCTTCTTTGGGATCATATACAATTTTCATCATGATGACTTACTCTCTATACTGTTTGAATATGTGTCTATTATACTATACAAAATGTAAAAGTGTAAATGGCTATTTGTGATAACCAGTTATCAAATCTTGTAAGTCATACCTACTGCAAAAGCATCTTTGAGAGTAACATAGACCGGGATACACTGATAACCACGTTCTTTCCATAAGGGAAGTTTTGATGGTTCCCGTTCCACGTGATGAACAGCATCATTCCCAAGCTTGTTCAATATCATCCAGCCAAAAAGAGCTTTTCGATTTTCATCAATATCAGAAGGAGTAGTCATCGTCTTGGTACCGTAGTGTAAGCGTATGAAATTTGGATATGCGTCTAAAAGCAATAAGAAATGCTACCCACTTGTAGCGATACTTGCCAATCAATTCAGACGACATAGAAGTCGAATACATATGTCGTCTATAAAGATACCACATTACTGTTTGAAGTTTTTGATTAGGTTAGCTTTAGCATGTAATAAGATTTGTTTGGCCTTCAACGCATCTCTTGACGTACATTCTTTGAGCTCGTCAAGTTGTCTATTAAGCTCGTCAAACACTTCAATGAATGACATATCTTGAGCGACAATTTTGTGATTAGTTTCACGCCCATCATCGAATGCATCAAATCCGAAACGAGATTCTTTTTCTGTTTTTTGATATGCTAAAACGCTCATTTCAACTCCAACCGTTCAAGGATTTCTCCTCTAATAGAGTGCAAAACTCCTCGACGAACACTAGTGATTTCATCTAAAGGTATTTGAGCTATTTGCTCATTAAGGATATCTAATACCTCTTGATATGTCAATTCAATCAACTTATCTGAATTGACATATGTATCAGTATAAGCTTCAGGTTCGCCAAATGCACCATGCCCATATGATCTTACGTTGTATTTTGCTTTATCTATAAGGTCTGAATATAAGTTCATTATGCTCCTGCCAACATTGCTTTGATTTCTTTACGAGAAATCATTTGACGGTTCAAGTAGTATTCGTTTCCAGCCATTCCCCATTCGCCATGAATGGTTGTCATGAACATACCATTGAAACTGAATACTTTGAAGTTACTGGGATTAGATTGGAATGCATCTTTCAAACATGTTAAGCTATACATCTTTAGGTTCCTCTCTTTAGTTGATGGAACCATTGTATACAGAAGTGTTGCAAATGTAAATAGACAATAATGATAACTACTTCACAATTTTGGACATACAATGAAAGTACGCGAACTCTTCCTAACTGAAAAAATCAATCTTACCGATATACGAGCAAAGTTGAACAAAATCATCCGCTTAGAGCTTGAAAAGCTTTCCGGTAAGCTTGAAATCTTTGATGAACATTATAAACCATTAGAACAAATAAGTGAAAGCATCCAAGCCATCAAAAAGCTTGAACTTAAAATTGCACAAGAGCTAAAAGAGTTTGGTGTAAAGACTGTTGTCATCCAAGGGGCTAAAGAAGCTTACTTCGACAGCGGACATGCACGTATTGGTTCTTTCGCAGCCGGGTATGGTGGGTTAGAGTTTTACATACCATTCGATTTGGTCAATAAAGCAACCTACTTTGGAGATGCTAAGCGAGACAAGTTCATTTCTCTTGCCATTGCTATCCTACTGCATGAACTAACCCATGCAGTTCAAAACCAAAGAACTCCTACAGAAAAGAGCATCAAACGTTCTAACTATCATGATGACCAAGGGGAAGTGATGATAAAGCCTTACCTTAGCAACCCATCAGAAATTGAAGCACTTGCTGTCAATACAGCAGAGATGCTAATGAATAGATTTGACAATGACAAGAACAAAATTTTGCACTCTATAGATAACCTAAAGAACGAGACTTCCAAACAAGACACCATTGGCACATCTATCACCAAGTATTGGACACACTTTGGCACTTCAGAAGAACGACTTGACCAACGCATTTGGAAGCGGTTCCTCAAGAAGCTCCATCAACATATTGTCGATTTTGATAACTAGTTATCACTTTTAACCGTTTACATCTGACTTTATTCCTTTTATAATAGCTACATATTCTAAAGAGGGGAGAACTACGATGACAACCAAACCGATGACCTGGACCAAATTTTTGGAATCCTTTACAGAAGATGATTGGAAAGAAATTGTTGCTGATGACCAACGATTCAACAAAAGTAGTATAATTGGTGATTGTCTGTTACGAGAAAAAGCCCAAGAATGGGAAGCAAACATCGATTATTCTGGCGGTGTTATTATGACAATGCGAAACATTTCCCATGAAGCTTACAAGTACTTTACCAACAAATACTTTGAATCGATTTACTCAAAAGAGCCATTAGTGAAATGAAAAGACCATTTGAAGTTCGCATCAAATCCCTTGGCTTGGCAAGCAAATATTATCAAATCGAATACACTGAATACTGGTTTTTTGGTTTATTCAAGACTTGGGTTACAATTGAACAATATCATTACCTTAAAGGTGATGTATCATATGCTGGACTTTGTTGGACTCGATGGTTAGGAACCTATCAAGAAGCTATTGTGTTTGCAAAGACTTTGACTTCATATGAAAAAGTTGAAGAGTATAACCAAAGACAATTAGCAATCGAAGAAGAAAGTGAAAAACGTTATGCAGAGTATTTGAAGAAAGTACGACCGGTAAAAGTAAAGCAGATTTTATGATTGAATGTCCAATATGTAACCGAAAGCTATCTAAAATTGATAAGCAACATCTAAAAGCTCATGGTTTTTCTAAAGAAGAATACTTTGAACAGTTTGGAAATGATGCTCCATTTGGATATTCACCAGAGCTAAAAGCAAAAAAGTCTGGTGACAATCATCCCCTAAAAGGTAAAGGTCATTCAGAAGAAACTAAAACTAAAGCTAAACTTGTTGAAACTACAAAAAAACTTTGGCAAGAAGGTAGGGTTTCTGATAAACAAAAGAATGGTATTGGACAACGATCTAAAGAAGCTGCAGAAAATGGAGAGCATTTCAATACTGGTAGAACTCATGAACGTTCAGATGAATATCGTGAAAAACTGAGTATTGCGCTAAATGAATATTATCATAACAATCCAAAACCTCCACTTTCTGATGAAAGAATGGAGTTTCAAATACCTCACCTAGAAAAAATTGCTAAGCGAAGGAAAGAAGAAACCGCTAAAAAACTAGAAACTAATCTTCAAATTGAATGGGGTGAAGTTTTAGAAAATAGTGAACATTTCATATCAGGCAATTTTAGATTTAGTATCAAATGCAGTACATGTAATAACGTTTCGAATGTTGCATTAGTTACTTTGAAAAAGCATCAATTTGCTAATACTTTATGTCATACTTGCTTCCCTCCTCTAAAAGGAGAAAGTAAAGCTGAAGTAGAATTGGCTGACTTTGTGTCTCAATATGTTGAAATTGTTAGACATAATAAAAGTATTCTTCCGAATAACTTAGAACTTGACATTTATATTCCAAGCAAAAACATTGCTATCGAATATCATGGCTTATATTGGCATTCAAGTAAAGCTGGTTATGATAGGTATAAGCATCGGAAAAAATATGAATTATGTAAAGAACGTGGAATTAGATTAGTTCAAATTTTTGAAGATGAATGGTTGTCAAAAAAAGATTTAGTAAAAAATAAAATCATCAACATTATTGGTTGTAATGTTTCAACGAAACTTTTTGCACGTAAATTACAAGCTAAAATTATTTCATCAAATGAAGCTACGTTATTTCTAAATCAATATCATATTCAAGGTTCAGCAAAATCTAAAGTGCAAATTGGATTATTCACTGGTATTGATTTAGTAGCAGTAATGACATTTTGCAGACCTCGAATAATGATGAACCAAATTGATGATGGTAATACGTGGGAGTTATTACGTTATGCAACTCATAGTGATTATCAGATTATTGGTGGTGCAGGGAAATTATTATCATGTTTTATAAAAAATAATCCAACAAAGAAAATTATTTCTTGGGCAGATTTGCGATGGACTGATTATAATAAAAATGTATATCAAACCTTGGGCTTTTCATTAGTAGGTGAAACTAAGATTGGCGTATTCTTTACTAACTTTACTGAAAGAAAACATCGATGGGGATTTAGAAGACCTGCTCATTTAGGACATGATATTATCACTAAAGATTATTGGGACTCACTAGGATGGTATTCTATTTCGGATGCAGGACAACTAAAATATCAATTAGAACTGTCAGATGGGTAATAACAAAAAACCCGCCATGAAGCGGGTTTTTTTACTTTCGTATTTCTAATTTCTATTAGATGAATGAAAGATTTGCAACATTCACACGACCATAGTAATCGGCACTATTGCCCAACGAAGTAGCAGTATCGGTAAATGTAGCTTTTCCATATCTTGTCATCAAGCTTACTTGTGGGTTGTAAGTTGCAGGGTCAAACAATACGTTTGAGCTCATAAGTGGAACGTATGGGCAGTAGAAATAACCGGTATCCATTTCGCCGTTTCCACCTTTGTAACCAACCAAGATTGGCTCAGAACCAGTGTCATGATAGATGTAAGTGTAAACTTTGATAGAACCGTTTAAAGTACCAATCAATTTGGTGTTGTTAGGACCTTCGAATGAACCGCTTACTGCTGGAGCAAATACTGATTTTGCAGCAGATTGTAATACTGAAGCAACGATTGGAGATACAACAATCCAGTTAGCTGCATTACGACGAGTTTTGCGAGCAATCTCGTTTGCAACTTTATTGATTAAAGTACCAAGAACTGCATGACGGTCACCAACATAGTTAGGAACACCAGTGAAAGTACCATTCATGTCGAAAGTTTCAACAGTACCAGCAAGAGCAATCAAGTCATTGATGATTTCGTTGTCGATTTCAGAAACGATTTCAGCAGAAAGAGCTGCAGTGATTTCAGCTTCAAGGTCTAAACCATGTTGTGCTGAAAGGTCTTGCATCGCTTCAACTGTCCATTTAGCTTGTAATTTACGTGAGCCAGCAGTAACAGTTTGTTTCAATACTTCTAATTGCAATTGACGTCCGCCGTACGCTTCGAAGTCAGCTGTAAGAGCTGCAGTACCAAGAGCCATACCACCAGCATTGATTGCACCAGAATACCAACGTTTAGTTTTGCTGTTGTTACCAAATACTTCAGTAGCACCTAAATAAGTACCAGTTACTGGGTCAACTAAACCAGCACCGATGATGTCTTCAGGACCAGCACCTGGTGTTAAGTTCACAGCAGAAATAGTTCCATCTGGATTAGTAACATAACTAACAGTTGGAACATCAGTATTTTGAGAGAAAAGGAAACGTAATGAGTACGCTAAAGATACTGGACCTGACATTGGTTGGATACCAACAAGTTCAGTAGCGATAGTGCCAGGGATAATACGACGAATCATTGGGATAATGATTTTTTGGAAATTACCAATTGCGCCTGCAGCGTTAACACCAGCAGCAGCAGTTTCCATCAACTGTTGTTTAGTGTTTTCCATAATACGGCCCATGTAGGCTTTTTTATGAGCAGGTAATTCAGTTAGTAAAGCTTCTTTGGTTTGTGACCAATTTTCAAAAAGTTCCATATAGTTAACTCCTATTCAGATATATTAAGATTTTATTTTTAAGATGTTATGCCGGCAATTCTTTTTAAGAACGCTAAATCAGCAATAGATTTTTGTTGTTGTTCAGAAATGATTGGCTGTTTAGTTTCATCATCACCAGTTGCAAGAACGACTGCGTCTTCTAAAGCTTTGTCTTCAGAAATAACTTTGTCTTTTGCGACAGTAGCGGATGATTTAGGTGCAGCAGCTTCTTCTTTCAAAATACGACCGATGAAGTAACCATAAGCTTCTTCTAATTTTTCAGTTTCAACGTTTTGTAAAACAAAACTCATTTGCTCACGTTTTGAACCAGAAAGTGGTCTTAACACGTCTTGCATTTTAGCTTCGCGAACTAATTGTGCTTTTTCAGTTTCAACTTCTTGCATACGTTTTTCAGCATCAGCCAATTTACTTTCTGCAATACTTAATTGTGATTGAATAGAAGTTTCATCAACATATGATTTTGAATATTCGGTTACGAACGCTTCAAATACACGTTTACCGAAGTCATTTTGTTTTACAACTTCTAAATCTTCTTTCATTTCTTCAAATTCTTCTGAAAGTCTAACTTCCAAGAAAGAATCCAATTTATCAACTAAAGACTCGATTTCAGACTCAACTTCTTCTGCTAATCTTTTCTTTTCTTCAACTAGTTTACCAGCGAACTCAGCTTCCAAATCGCGAAAACGTTCGATATCGCTTTTCAATTCGATGTATGATTGTTTTAGTTGTTCAGTAACAAATGCATCAACCTTATCGACTAATGCTTCACGAGCAACAACAAATTGTTCAGCTAACTCTGCGCGAACTTCCAAAGATACTTCTTCTCTAATTTCTGCACGCTTAGCTTCAACAGCTTCAGCCCATGCTTCTGAGATTTCGGTTTTTGTGTCTTCGCTAAGTAGGTCTGTTTCTAACAACTTTTGTAAAATTTCATCCATATTTACCTCCAAAGATATATTGATTATCTAAAACCCTAATTCAAGGGTGCTAACTTTATTTATAGTAGTTACCTATAAATTTGATTTTTACTCGTCATTATCTTCTTCAGAAGAAATAGAATCTTCGCCTGAAGGTTTTGATTGAATGCCGGCTATCTCTTTCATTTTAGTGGTAAAAACTGGATGTAAATCCATTTCTGCTTGAGTTGTATTATCTTTAATTAAGCTTTGAATGAAGTTTCTTATTGAATCTTTCGTTTCTGACATATGTGTATCTCCTAAGTTTTATTACGTTTTTGAATATGATGAAATGACTTTCCATCCTTTACTTTTACCCCTAGTTACAGGAAGAGTGTTTTGAACTTGAGCTTTATATCTAAAAATTGAATATGCTAAATCAAGTTCTTGACAAAAGAGCGTTATGTCTCCGGTCTCAATCACTTCTCCGATTGGATTTTCTAATATCCAATTTTTTGCATTATGATTATTTGCTCCTTTCATTTTTATTTTCATAAATTCAGAATGTGTTCTACATCTTTCAGAGTTTTCTTTATTTTCTTTAGACATTCTTTCTGAATTTTTTCTATGATGTTCTGTATTAAATTTATTTTTACCAAGCAGTTTATTACTAATTCGCTGTAGATACTCAAAATCTTCTTTTGTCCTTCCCGATTTGGTTTGTGCCATTCTATCAGTCATTTCTTTTCGTTTTTCGTCAGAAATACATTGAGCTACACCTAACCCTCCTTGTCCGCCAATAGCAATATTATAAGTATCTTCTCGCATAATCATTTCGGCATTTACAATTTTTGTCTCTAACTCGTTCATTTCTTCTTCTGAGGAACAAAAATGTAATATTTCTCTAACAAAATTATTTCTGCCATATTTGGCAATAGCGGTTTTTAGAAGTTTTCCACTACCTAAATAATTATCGTTAAGATTGTTTGTTTTATGTTTTCCTATATAAAATTTATTATTCACTATACATATAGTTCTATAAATTAGATAAAACGAATACATAAATCTCCTACTACAATTATTATAAAAATCTATTTACATTATTAGATTTTATTTATTAGTAATAATATAATTAGCTAAAGCTTTCCAATTACCACTAAAACCGTATTTCTTTAATACTTCTTCATCTGCTTCTCTATACAATAAAGCTGCTAAATCTTCAACATCAGCTGAAGATTTATGTTTTTTACTAACTAAATCATCATACTCATCTTGAATTGATAAATCACTAGGCATCCATTTATCAATCTTGTAAAGTATTGTGTGAAAGTCGTCTTCATTCAGAATTGCCATTGCTTTATCAATGTCTTTGATGCCAGCAATTTCAAATAGTTGTTGAAGAGTTTTCACTATCTTAGTCCTTTAAGCTATGTACATGTAAATTTAAGGATTGAACGCCGTCAAACCCGGTTATTTTTTTACAATGAGCCTGAAGTGCCTCACCAAAACGTACTACTTCATGGTAAAATCTTTCAGTTTTAGGAACACCAAGATACTTATCAAAATCGTTTACCATCATATTGAATTGACCAAGAAGAAGCTCTGCTTCTGATATTAAGTCATATGCAATTTTCTTTTCATCTTTTGATTTAAGATCATTAAAGAGTTTTCCTTTGATTGCTTTTTCTTTAGTTTCAAAATCTTTTTCATCACTATAAATGCTTTGGCTGAAAGCATTTTCATTGATATTAGTAATTCCAGCAATTTTCATTAGTTTTTCAAAGTCTTTCATTTTATAATTCTCCGTATGAAGTGTTCGGGGGTTAAATTTTGTTATTCTGCGTACTCGTCTAAATCACGCTCAATCATTTCTCGTTGACATGCAATAATGTCTG